AAAGGAGTGAATATGAAATTCATAAACCTTAAGCTGTCAGCACAGCGTAACCCAGGAATCGGGCTGAAAAATCCAGGTTTGTCCTCGCACCTTAAGCGGATTTCTACTGGCTCAGCACCTACGCCTCAGAGTTGGTTGTATGAGGACGTAAGTCCTGAAGAGAGCTTCAAACCGGTACTCGCCATACTAGAAGCTTTGTCTAAAGAAAACCCTATCTTTGGCGAAATTTCTGATGATGACTTGCACTATCGTGACAAGTTTGGTCCCCAGGGTGGAATGGAGAGATGGGAGGTAAATAGAAAGCCTCTTCTCGAGATGTCATTCGCTGAAGCTAAACCTTCTCCTGTTTTGGCTGAATCGTTATGGCACCAAGCAAAGACAATTGCAGTCCAGCGGTTGAAATTGCGGCGTCAATTACGCCCCCGCGCACCAGAACAAGTCGTAGAGAGTGTGAAGAAGAAGGGAGGATTAGCCACAAACTCCGGGCTTCCTGAATTCACACGACGCGCACATGTTGTCCAAAAGTCGATTGCCTTATCCCAATCAGACAAGGTTTGGACGATCCCTGCCGTTATTGGCGCTCGGTCCATGAGACAATCTGAGAGAAACATTTATATGTATCCGTTCAGTACAAATATTCGTGGATCTCAGTACCAACAAGTCATTCAGGACCATATCAGAAAATTGAAGCTTCCCGAATTTGCAGCTTGGGAAGGAATGGAAGCAGTGGAGACTGCAATCCAGCCATTCATGTCTGAGAAGTACTACAAATTAAGTAGTGACTATTCCAAAATGGATAATTGGTTTAGACTTCATCACACCGAGGAAGTATTCGATGTAATCAAAGAAGGCTTTCAAAAGCAGTATTGGACAGATCTTGAACGATCAATGGCTCATACACATAAGATAGACATCGTTACCCCGGATGGCCTAACAGAAGGCGAACATGGCGTGGCAAGTGGCTCGGAATGGACGAATTTTCTCGAAACCCTGTTCCAGTTCATTTTCTGGATCTATGTTGACCTTAGACGAAGAGCTCTGAATAAAGCTCCTATAGCTGGAGTTCTATTCTTAGGGGATGACGCAGCGGCATTTTCAACTGAACCACTAACCGACGATTTCGTTGAAAGTGCTACGGGGGTTGGTTTTGTCGCCAATCAGGATAAGCAGTTTGAGTCCAGGCTCAAAGTCCATTACTTGAGACGATGGTATTACACCAAATACAAGGTGAATGGAAGACATGTCGGAGTATATCCTCTGGTGTTAAATTATAATTCGCAGGTGAACCCTGAGAGGTTCCATGCCCCAGAGAAATGGAACGGAAGAATGTTTGTTCTTCGCGCTCTAATGATATTAGAGAATTGCGTTGGGCATCCAGCTTTCCGGGAATACGGAACATATGTGCTTAAAGGCAATAAGAAGCACTTTGCTGAATTTGCCAAGCTCGATTCATCAAGCGTAGCCCGTGCAGTGAACGAAGCTAGAGGAATAGCCGGGTTTGTGCCGTCTTACAATCAAGAGAAGATTGATAAGCCACTTTCCTCCTACGAGTCTCTAAAGCTATTAAAGGAGC